GCACGCCGACGGCACGCTGTCGGTGCGCTACCAGGTCAACACGGCCACGGAGCAGCGGATCTTGAAGGCCTACAAGGCTGGCAAGGCCGTGCCGGACGCAGAGAGGGCGATCAGCGAGCGCCAATACAGTAACGCTTTGCTGAAAGCGAGGGCTGATACCGTGGCTACGACTGAAACTGCAAATGCCGTGATGAATGCGCGCATGGAGGAGTGGCGGCAACTGGTGGAGACGCAGGGCATTGACCCCGCGAACGTCATCAAGACCTGGCGCCACCGTCGCGGCGCTTCCGCTGACCACCGTCCTGACCACCTGGCCAAGTCCGGCAAATCCGTGCGCGGCCTGTTCACCCCGTTCATTTTTCCGGACGGCGCGCAGCTCCAGTACGCGCACGACCCGAAGGGTGGAGCCAAACACAATATCCGGTGCGGGTGCGACACAGAGTTCCGCCTGGACCATACCGTAGGGCTCGAGTGATGGCCGCATTCGCAGACATGATCGGGAAATGGGCTGCAGAGACCGAGGCTCGCACGCAGGCCGTGTACCGGCGTAGCGTGGAGCTGCTGGCCGAGGAGATGTCCAAATCCAAGCGGGAAGGCGGGCGTGTCCCCTACAGGGACGGCAATCTGGCGCGCTCGCTTTTGGCCTCTACGCAAGCCATGCCGAAAACGGCCACCGGACCGTTCTCAGGGAGCAATGTGGGCGTGGTCATCGCCACCCTGAAGCTGAACCAGCCCATCTGGCTCGGCTACCAGGCCATCTACGCGCGCCGGCAGAACTATGGGTTCGTCGGCGCTGACAAGCTGGGCCACGTGTTCAACCAGGCCGGCAGCCACTTCCTGGAGGGCGCCATTGACGCCTGGCCCCAGATCGTGGCACAGGCCGCGAAAGAGACGCAGGACAGCGTGGAGGCTCGCAAATGACACCAGGGATTGAGACATCAATCTGGCTGGCCCTGAAGTCGCGCATCGAGACGCTGCCGCTGGCCTATCCGAGGGCGTGGCCCGGGCAGACGTTCCAGGTGCCCAGCACCGGCGGCCAGCTGCTGCCGTTCCTGCGCATCGGGCGCGTCACGGTGGCTCCGTCGCGCCAGCTGCTCGCCGACGGCAAGCCGCACGAGCGCAGCGGATCGCTGATGGTCACCCTGGTGCAGCCGCTGGGCCAGGACGTGGCGGTCTACGACCAGATCGCCGCGGGCATAGCCGAACACTTCATTGACGGCACGCAGATGCGCTACGGCGCCGTGTGCGTGGCCGTCAGCTCGTACCCGCATGTCCAGGAGGGCTACGAGGACACGGGGTACTGGACAGTTCCCGTTCGCATCCCCTGGCGATGTTTTGCATGAAAGGAGGTGGCCATGTGCCCTGACTGCAAGGCGCGGCAACAGCTCGCGCGCGATGCCCTCTACCGGGCGAAGGTGGGCGAGGCCCTGGGCCACGTCGTGAAAGGCGCCGCCGAGATGGTGGGGCTGAAGGAGAAGACCGGCTCTGCGGAGCTGGCCGAGCAACAGGCGCCGCGCGCTGAACGCCGGGCCAAGAAGGGCGCCACGCCCATCGAATAGCGCCCCGCGCGGGCGCCAGCATCGTTTTTTCAACCGACCCGGCCCAGCGCCGGGTTTTTCGTTTCGCCGCCCCTGTGCGGCTTTTTTGCGTAGGAGCAAACACTATGAGCGGTGGACTCTACCCCATTGCGGGTTCGAAGATCTTCATCGGCGGTCCCGTCACCGCCAAGGGCACGGTCGCGGCATCCGATTTCCAGGGCGCCGTCTGGACCGAGATTGGCGGCTGGGCGAACGCCGGCAGCATCGGTGACACCCAGAACGTGGCCGAGCAGGACCTGATCAACGAGCGGCGCACCCGCAAGATCAAGACCACGCTCAACGGCGGGACCATGGAGTCGCAGTTCGTGCCTATGGCCACGGACCCCGGCCAGATCAAGTTCAAGCAGGCCATCGATGAGTGCCGGCCGTACCAATTCAAAATCGAATGGGGAGCGGACTGCCAGCCCTCGTCCGTGGTCGCCATCAGCATCGCCACGCCGGGCGTCGTGACCTGGAATGGTCACGGCTTGGCAGCGGGCCAGCCGGTGGTCTTCACGAACGAGGGAGGCGCGCTCCCCACAGGCCTGACGGCTGATACGGTGTACTACGTGGTCGCCACGGGGCTGACTCCCAACGCGTTCAGCGTGGCTGCCACCCCTGGCGGCGCCGCGATCGACACCACGGGCACCAGCACGGGCGTCACCACCGCCACCGCCCCTCCGGCTGGCATGACTGACCTGCTGTTTGGCCTCGCGCTGCCCGGCGCGCGGTCCGGCGGCGCTGCAACTGCTGTGCACCTGCGCACGTGGTCTATCGCGGTGGATTCGAACATCCTGGAGGTCTAGACCCAGGGTGTAGCGCTCCCTAAAATGGGCGAGCCCGCAAAGGACTGGCATCCGATGCGGGCTCTGACCAAACCATCATTCGAAGGAGGAATGAAAGCATGGCTGCGCGCATTTTACCGACGCCTGAGCAACTGCGAGAGCTGCTCCGCTACGAGCCCGACACCGGCAAGCTGTTCTGGCTGCCGAGGCCCCGCGAGATGTTTAACTCCGACCGGTCAGCAGCGACCTGGAACAAGAGGTTTGCTGGACAGCAGGCGTTCGCCACGAGGCATCGCCAGGGCTATCTGTGCGGCGTCGTTTCCTATGAGAAGGTCCTGGCGCATCGCGCGGCCTGGGCCTTGCATCATGGCGAATGGCCGGCCGAACAGATCGACCACGTGAACGGCATCAAGACTGATAACCGCATCGCCAATCTGAGAGCCGCAACGCATGCGCAGAACCTGCACAACATGCGAGCGCACACCGGCAACCCCAGCAAGCTCAAGGGCGTGACCTTTGACAAAGCGAGAGGGAAGTGGATGGCTCGGATCATGACCGACCGCAAGGAGCTGAACCTGGGGCGCTTCGACACGCCCGAGGAGGCCCACGCTGCATATTGCGCGGCCGCACAGAAGCACCACGGCGAGTTCGCCAAGACGCAATAGCGCTCAACTGAATCAAGCAAAGCCGCAGGCTGGGTTTCCCTCCTGCGGCTTTTTCTTTGCCCGAAACCCCGAAAGGGGCCAGGGGCCGGGGGGGGAGTGGTTCACCCGCCGGCCCCGCCTGAACCATCGAACCGAGGAATTCGCAAAATGGACATCAATAGCCTCATCGTGACCGACGAAGGTCTGGCAGCACTGGACAACGGCGCCTGGGTGCGCGACATCGGCGGCATGCCGGGCCTGGCCCTGAAGGTGCGCGGCCTGACCTCGCCCGACGTGCAGAAAGCGATCACCGCCAAGCAGGCCGCCCTGCGCGCCAAGAATAAGGGCAAGCCCCTGGAAGCTGAACAGCTGGCCAAGACCATGAACGAGATCCTGGCCGAGCAGGTGCTGACGGACTGGGAAGGCATCGAGGATGCTGGCCAGCCCGTCGCCTACGACCAGGCCTTGGCCACGAAGTGGATCACCTCGCGCAACGGCGAGAAGTTCGCTTCCATCGTGCTGCGCGCGGCCCAGATGGTCGATGCCGACGCCAACGCCTTCGTGGAGGAGGCGGGAAAAAACTCGTCGCCCGCCTGAAGTGGGCACTTGAAAACCCCGACGCGGCCGAGACCATCGCGGCCTACGTCCGCTTCGGGCAGGAGATCCCCAAGACGCTGTTCCCGCCAGAGCTGACCGACGTGGAGTGGCCGATCTGGCGGGCCTTCTGGGAGCTGTCCACGGAGCGCGGTGTCGGCATGGGACCCGGGCCCATCCCGATCTCAGCCATCCGCGCCGCCGGAGAGGCGCTGGGCCTGCAGGAGCAGTTCTTCAAGCCCATCGTCCGCGCCATGGACAACGCCTACCTCTCGCACGTCACCGGCAAGGAGAAGGCCTTCAGCCGGGAAATGATGCGCAAGGGATGAGCTGGCCGGAGCGGGCCGGCGCTTCTTCACCTGGCCCGCCGCGCGCGGGCCGCCACTTTTCTGGAGGCAGTATGGAATTCAAGCCCAAAGCAATGGCAGCAGTGGCCAGGATGGCAGCATTTGCCGCTTCCGTCAGCGCCGACAATGCGGCTGAATCGGCCAGGGCGGCGTCCGCTCACACGCTGAAGCCGTATGTTCCCGGCGTGCGCATCGTCAGCATCGCTGAAGAGGAGGCGGCGCAGCTTGCTCTTGAGGCTCAGGACCGATTGGCCAAGGAAGATCCAAAGTACGCAGCTCAACTGGAGCTGATCCGCGAAATGCGGCAGTTGCGCGCCGAAGTGCAGGCCTTGCGGGATGCCCAGTTCAAACAAGCCGCGCATGTGGCTGGCATCTACAAGGCCGTAGGTCGCTGGGACGATGAGGGCCTACCCACCAGCAGAGAGTGAGGCGGCGCCCCAGGCGCAAAAAAGCCCGCTGGGCGGGCTGGAGGCTATGGCTTCTTGCTCGAAGGTCCGGCCTGAACCGCTTGAAGTGCGACGATGCGCTCAGCCAATTTGCCAAGCTCATCACTGGTCATAAGCGCGCTCAAGGGATAGCTGGGGAGGATTTGGCTGAAGTGGGATTTCTGCTCCTCGCTGGTGCCCCGCAGCAGCGGGCCCTCTATGCGTTTGGCAATTTCCGCCTTCGACGCCTCAAGGACAGCACTGGTCCCGCCGAGTAGGGACACCCGGCGCTTCAGGAGCAGCAGTTCTTCCAAGAGAAGAACCTTGAGCAGCGCTGCGCGCTCATGTGGATCATTCAACCCGGAAGATTCGTTGGACCGCTTGAGCGTATTCAAGGACTGCGTGAGGCTGGCTACATCTGCATCAAATTTCTCGATGCTGCCCTGAAGCATGCTGATGATCTCAGCGTTCATGCTTCGGTTGTTCTCCTTGGCAGAGAACTCAATGCGATCCTTCAAGCCTGCTGGCAGGCGGATCTTCATTTGCGGGTCTTCACGGCTCATGTCGCGATCTTAAACCACGGTGGTGCAAGTGGTTATTGTGCATGTGGATCACCGTGGTGTACGATTCTTCCAGTGGATCACGGTGATCTACAGAAAGGAGTTCAGATGGACCAAGACGATGTGCAGATGAAGATACGCCTGGACAAGGAGACGCACAACTGGCTGAAGCAGTTCGCCTCCAGCCAAGAGCGCTCCGCGACCTGGATTGTGAGCAAGCTGATTGAGCAGGAGAAGCGCTCTCAGGAGGCTCCGCATGCACAGGAAGCCTGAAAAGAGTGAAGCCCTGGTGATTGGACCCACCAGGGCTTCGAGTGATGTAACCCCAGCTATCAAACAAGGATTCAACATGTCGGATTCTACGCAAGTCAGCGCCTCTCGCGCAATCACCGTGCCGTTCCATGGTGCAGACCTGTTCGTGGTCGAGTACAACGGCCAGCCGTACACGCCCATGCGCCCGATCGTGGAGGGCATGGGGCTCACCTGGCCATCGCAGTTTCGCAAGCTCTCCGCAAATAAGGAGCGCTGGGCCATCACTGTCATGGAGACGCCTCTGCAAGGGGTTTCCGAGTCGGAAACCCCTTCGGGTGGCGTGCAAAAAATGCTCGCCATGCCACTGCGCAAGTTGCCCGGATGGCTGGCGAGCATTGAATCCGGAAAAGTGAAGAGTGCCGAAGCGCGAGCTGCGGTGATCCAGTACCAGAACGAGTGCGACGACGTGCTGTGGCAGTACTGGAACGACGGCGCGGCCGTCAATCCACGCGCCCTGTACTCCGTGAACCCGGGTGACAAGCTGACCGCAGAGGAGGCCGAGTCACTGCGCCTGATGTTGAAGACTGCGGCAGACCGCCTGCCCAAGGCCAAACAGGCGGCGCTGATGGTGCAGGGCTGGAGCAAGCTCAAGGCGCACTTCAAGGTCGGCTACCGCGAGATTCCGCGCCACGAGTTCAGCGAGGCGGTATCGATCATCGCTCGCCACACGGCGGAATGGGAAGTGGTGGATGAGGCGCCGCCGGTGGCCACGGACAACGAGAAAATCAAGCGGGCCTTCGAGCTGGCTTCCGAAGTTGCACAGCAGGCGGCAGTCACTGTGTTCAACGCCGTGATCGATGACCAGGAAGTACACAAACACAATCGCTGGATGTTCAACATGGACTGGTTCCCACAAAGGGGAGCCCCTAGGCCATGGGCTGCTCCCATCGATCACCACTCCATGGTGGTGTCCATGGCTGATTTGCCCGGCCGACTGCTTGAAAAAGGGTCCATGATGCCAACGAATCAGGAGCTCGCCGACCTCGCGGCAGCATGCAATCAGCGTCTGGCGCAGCGCATGCACCAGCAGGCAAGCAAGTAGTTGTCCTCTGTTCCCTGAGTACTTTTCAGTTACTCGGAACCCCGCTTCGGCGGGGTTTTGCGCTTGTGGAGCAGGCCGCCGTCTTTGCTACGATGTGCTCTCGTTCATCACGGAGGGGGTATGAGACTGCGTTTGATAGCTGTGGCTTCGCTCTGCTGCCTGGCCTTGTCGGCTTGCGGCCCGCACGGGGAGGCCAAGGACGCCGTTAAATCCATGCTAAATGATCCAGATAGCGCGAAATTTTCGCATCTATCAAATGGCGTTGGCAAAGGTGATGTTTGCGGCCTTGTAAATGCAAAAAACAGAATGGGGGGCTATGTTGGAGACACCCCTTTTTACTATCAGAAGCTCACTATGATGGCTTCTATGGTGAAGCCGCCAGAAGAACGTGACTTTAAGTCACTATGGATTTCCAAGCGAGCGGGAAACTCAAGCGATGAGTATGTCGAACTCGCCATGAAATGCAGGGCTGCAAAAAAGTGGCCGGAGATCTGCGGAACTTCTTACCCAGCAAGGATACCGGAAATGTGCGATGAGTTTGATGAAGGAAAGAATATCTATAATTTCCTTGACGAAAAGTACGGTAGATAAAGCTCACGTTATATAAGCAAGACCCGCTTCGGCGGGTTTTTTAATTGGCTCGCCATTGGCGGGCCTTTTTTATTGGAGCCGCACAATGGAAATAGCAGCGCTGGGCTTGCGGGTTGACGCCGATGGCGTGGATAGGGCCGCAAAGTCTCTTGAAAACCTGAGTGCCCAAGGAGAGAAGGCGGAAAAGGCAGTTGGCGGCATTGAGAAGACCGCTGCCAAGGTTCAGAAGTCTCTGGAGGGTCTTGGAAAATCTGGGGTTGATGCTGGCCAATCGGTGAAGAAGATTGGCGACGACTCCAGCGCCGCAAAGGCGCCTGTCGATGCCCTGGGTGCATCTGCTGACAAGGCGGCGCAGGCAGAGGCGCGACTGGCAGAGCAGGCTGAGCGCGCAGGCATGAGCGTTGGTGCCATGAAGGCAGCGCTGCGCGGCGTCCCTGCGCAGTTCACCGACATCGCCGTGTCCCTCCAAGGCGGCATGAGCCCGCTCACGGTGTTCTTGCAGCAGGGCGGCCAGTTGAAGGACATGTTCAACGGGGCGGGCAATGCTGCCCAGGCTCTTGGGAGCTATGTGATCGGACTGGTGAACCCTTTCACCGTGGCGGCGGCTGCTGCGGCGGCGCTGGGTGTCGCCTACTACCAAGGCTCCAAGGAGCTGGACGCCCTGCGCTTGGCAATCGTCACTACCGGCAACGCCACGGGCGTGTCCGTGACGGAGTTGCGTCAACTGGCGGCAGAGATGGGTGCAGTCAGCGGGTCGGAGGCAAAAGCCTCTGCTGCATTGGCCAGTTTTGCGCGCGCCGGGGTCCAGGGCATCGACACCCTGAAGGACTATGCACAAGCGGCTGTGGATTGGGAAAAGACCACAGGAACCTCGGTGGAGAAGACCGCCAAGGCATTCGCCAGCCTGCAGGAAGACCCGCTCAAGGCGGCAATGGATCTGCAAAAGGGAATGAATTTCCTGACCGTGGCTACTTACGAGCAGGCAAAGGCATTTGAAGACCAAGGCAAGAAGTCGGAAGCTGCCGCAGTTCTGCAGCGGCAATATGCCAAGGCCCTAAATCAAGGTTCATCTGAAATACGCGACAACCTTGGAACGCTTGAACGTAGCTGGGACAAGCTTGGAAAGACGGCGTCCGCTGTTTGGGGTCTGATGTTGGGCGCCGGCCGATCTGCCACCCTTGCGGATCAAATTGGAGGACTGCGGGAAGAAATCTCTAATATGGAACGCCAGCTCACCGAAAGATCTGGTTTTTCAGAAACTGGCGGGGGAGCGGCCACGGGGCGTGGTGCACGTTTGAATGCCAAGGATGTTGAGCTTCTGAAAGAGCGGCTGAGGGTTCGCAAGGAAGAACTATCTACGTTGGAGAAAACGGCACAGCAGGAGAAGGACGCTGCTGAGCAACTGGCAAACCGTGACCGCCAACTTAAGGCTCTGGACGAGTGGAATTCGCGCGAACTGAAGTACCTTTCCGACGCTGAAAAACTGAAGCGCGAACTCAACCAGGAGAGGGAGTTGGGCGTCCGTGCCGGGAAATCTGAGAAAGAGATCCTTGATCGTCTGGCCGCCATCCGAGAGGAGTACGCCCAAAAGAACAAGGGTGCTGCGCGCGAGATGAACAAGGAAATCTCCGAGCAGGCCAAGGTCTATGCCGAACTGGCGGGGCTGACCAGCACCTATTACACCGAGCTGGCGCGCGGACAAAAGCAGTTCGAGAAGGGTGAAATCACCCGTGAGCAATACGTCAAGTTTGTCGAGACGCTGATTCAAAAGCAGCCTTTTGTCATTGCGCAGAAGAAGGAGGAGGCGAAGGTACTGCAGGAGAGCTTGACTCTTGCTGAGCGCGAGCGTCAGCAGCGCCTGAAGGTGTATGCCTCCGCTGAGAAAAACACCAGCAGCATCCAGGACGGCAACAAGAAGTTGCGCGAAGAAATCGAGCTGATCGGGCTGAGTTCTGACGCCCAAGAGTCGATCCTGATGCAGCGAGAGCGCGCCATCTTGCTGGTCAAGCGGCAGCATTTGGCTGAACTGGAGCGAGCCGAGGCGGTGTTTGGCTTCATGAGCCGAGAGCAGATCGCCCTGATGCAAGAGATCGATGCCTTGGAGGAGCGTCTCGCTTTGATGGGCGACAAGGGCATTCGAGAAAAGAGCGCGCGAGTCGGCAAGCAGATCGAGCAAGACTGGGAGAAGGTCTCGCAGACCATCAGCCGCACGCTCAGCGACTACATCATGAGCGGAGGCAAGGACGCGGCGACATATCTGAAGCGTCTGTTCGCAACGCTCGTTCTTGAGCCAATCGTCCAGTACGGGGTGAATGCTGTTTTTGGGAAGGGGCGTGGCGCTGGCGGCGCTGGCGGAGGTGCCGGCAATTTCGCGCTAAACAACGCGGGGCTGTTTGGTGCTGGTGCTCAGGCCTTGTGGGGCATGTCTGCCGGCGCCAGTACCGCCAGCCTATTTGGAGCCAACGCTGTGGGGATGATGGGCGGCGATGCCCTGGGCGCCATGATCGCAGGCAATGGTGCATGGGCAGGCGTTGGCGCTGGAGCAGGTGCAGGCGCGGCCGGAGCGGCTGGAACAGGTGCGATGGGCATGTTGAGCGCGATCCCCGTCTGGGGCTGGGCGCTTGCTGCTGTTGCTGCCCTGGCGCTCGGTGGCGCATTCTCTTCGCGTGGGCCGAATCACTCCGGCGGCGTTGCATCTACAGCGACAGGGGACCGGGCAGAGGCTGCGCGCCAGGCGCTGGGCGTCGATGCCTGGGGCAATACCCTGGGCGACTTCACCACGCGGGGGAATGCCGAACTGGACAAGCAACTCGACACCACAGTGAAGGGGATGCTGGACCTGTACAAGCAGCTGGCCAAGATCGGCGGCGCCACGGTGAAGGACATCGACATCGCGGCTGGTTTCTCTGTGAACCCGAAGCACGGCGACGAAGGCGCCATGGGCTTCTTCCAGATCATCGACAAGGCCACGGGCGAGATCCTGTCCCGGTTCAAGGACCGGGAGATGGACACCGACCCGCAGAAGGCCTGGGCCAAGTTCGTTGCGGAGATGGGCGGCGCGTTGGTCACGGAGATCAAGAAGGGCGATATCCCCGGCTGGATGAAGGAGGAGCTGGACGCCCTGGGCGACGACTTGACGCTGGAAGGGCTGAACGCCGCGATCCAGCGCATTGCTGTCATCGATGCTGCATTCAAGGGCTGGGCGGACACGGTGATCGGGTTTGCCAACCTGACCGCCAAGGCCCAGACCGAGCTGCTGAAGTTCAGCAACGGCATCGAGGCGCTGGCCAACAACGTCAACGCCTTCTATGCCAGCTTCTACTCGGAGCAGGAGCGCGCGGAGATCCTGCAGCGCCAAGTGCGAGACCAGCTCAAAAAGCTGGGCATCGACATCGATCCTGCAGGGGGTGAGGCTGCGAAGAAGGCCTTCCGCAAGCTGATCGAGGACGCGCTGGCCTCTGGCAACAACGAGCTGGCGGCCAAGCTGCTGGCCCTGGCGCAGCTGTTCGGCGTGGCGGCCGACGCGGCGCAGAAGTCGGCCGAGGTGGCTGCTGATGCCGCCAAGAAGGCGGCGGACGAGGCCCAGGCCGCGGCCGAGGAGGCGGCGCGCGCGGCAGCAGAGGCGCACCAGAAGCTGAAGGATGCGGCGGTTGCCAACTTCGAAGCGGCTGTCAACCGGGAGAAGGAATACTGGCAGGGCGTGCTGTCCAGCTCGCAAGAGGCTGTGCAGGCGATCACCAGCATCCTGACCCCGGTGAAGCAGGCAGCGAAGGAGCTGTTCGGCAGCATTGAGGATGCCAGCCAGATGCAGGCGGTGCAGGGGATGCTGTACATCGAGCGGGCCATTGCCGGCCTGCGCGGTGGCGCCAAGCTCTCCAGCTACGACGGGCTCACGGACGCGATCAGCGCGGCGCGCGGCGGCATCACATCGGGCCGCTACGCCTCGCAGTTCGAGCGCGACCGTGACGCCCTGGTGCTGGCTAACCAGCTCTCGCAGATCTCCGGTTACGGAGACCTGCAACTCAGCGTCGAGGAAAGGCAGCTGAAGAACTCGCAAGAGCAGCTCCAGAAGCTGGACAAGACGCTCACCTACTGGCGTGACCTGCTGGACGACAACAAAGCCCAGATCGATGCCACGCTGAGCGTTGAGAGGGCGATTGAAGCGCTCAAGAAGCTGATGTTCCCGGACAAACTTGGGGGCAACGGCAGCGAGCCAGGCAAGGGGACCTACACGGGAGCCGACCTGGGCGGTGGTGGGACTGGTCCTGGTGCGGCGCCGGTGGACTCGAAGTACAAGCGGCCAGCTCCTGATGGGTCTGGTGGCTCGTTCTACAACCCTGTGATCGACGCGGCCGAAATCGCAAAGCTGGATGGGCTCTCTGGTCTGTACCACTCGTTCGACGGCACCGGCAATCTGCGGGGTCTGTTGGAGGCAATTCGCTCAGCTGGAGGCACGCTATCTGACCTCTCGGCGCTGTCTGGGCTCTACGAGTCGGACTGGCGCAGGGCGGCAGAGACCGTGGGCATTCCTGCATTCGACGTGGGCGCGAACCGCATACCCCAGGACATGCTGGCGGTACTGCACAGAGATGAGGCGGTGATCCCAGCTGCCTTCAATCCATGGGCTGGTGGGTCGATGGGTGGCGACTTGGGGGTTGAGGTGCGTGCGCTACGCGCTGAACTGGCCCAGCTCCGCGAGGATCAGCGTGCACAAGCGTCCGCGACCCTCAGCCTGCAACGGCAGACCGCGAAGATTATCCAGCGCTGGGACGGCGATGGACTCCCTCATGAACGACAGGAGCAAAACGCATGAACCAACTGCGCGTGGTAAATCCTTTGACGGTTACCTCTGCAATGCTGGTGAGCACGGACGTGCCAGAGAACGACTATCCCGAGTGGTCCTCTGGCACGACCTACAACACTGGCGCACGGGTGATCCTGGCTGCGCAGCACAAGGTCTACGAAAGCGCGGCGGACAGCAATGTTGGGAACAACCCAGCAACGCCGTCAGCCACGCCGAAGTGGAAAGAAGTTGGTCCCACTAACCGCTGGAAAGTGTTTGATGAGTCGAACTCTTCTCAGACTGTTCAGGCCAACAAGATCACCTACCGAATTCGTCCTGGCCAATCCATACCTGCCCTTGGTGTGCTGAATATCCGGGCGGGCGTTGAAATAAAGGTCACTGTATTTGACGCAGGCGGCGCTCAGGTGACCCAGCGTGTTATTCGGCTTGCCCGCTACCCCGTAGCCTCCTCTTGGTGGACTTGGTACTTCGGCGAGAAGCGCGCCCCAACACAGGCATTGATCACGGATTTGCCTTCATACCCGACTGGAGAAATCCTGATTGAGATTACCGGCACCTCTGAACTGGCTGTTGGCGTGATTCTTCTTGGTGTCGTGCGTGATTTTGGCCTATGGGTTAAGGCAGGCGCGCGAGTCGGTATTCAGGACTATTCTCGAAAAGAGCGTACTGAATTCGGAGATACCGTCATTGTTGAGCGCGCCTTTGCAAAAAGAGCAACCCTCCAACTATGTGTTGCTGCTGGTGAAGTAGATGCTCTGAATTCATTCATGGCTGACGTGCGTGCGAAAGCATGTCTATGGATAGGCTCCGAGCGGTATGAATCCACCACTGTTTATGGCTTCTACAAAAACTACGACTTCGGCATTGATTATTACGACTATTCCACTTTTGAGGTGGATCTTGAGGGCCTGACATGACCGACATCATTGCACCACCGACCATTTCGGCATTCCCACCCGCTCCGCAGCCGACGGACACGCCCACTGAGTTCGACACCAAAGCATTTGCCAAGGTCAATGCGGACGTTGCATTCGTGCCGCAGGCCAATGCGTTGGCGTCCAACGTCTTCAACAATGCGACTGCTGCTTTCGAGCGCACGGCGATTGCCCAGGCTGCAGCTTCTGCCGCATCGGGCAGTGCCTCAGCGGCGGCAGGGAGTGCGAGTGGAGCCAGCGGCAGCGCGTCAGCGGCAGCCAGCAGCGCGAGCACTGCCTCCTCCGCTGCAAGCACCGCCACGGCCGCCCTGACCGCCATGCAGGTCATGTATCTGGGCAGCAAGGCCGTCAACTCGCACCCTGCAACCGATAACATGGGCAATCCGCTGCAGGCGGGCGCCCTGTACACAAACACCGGCACCAACGCGGCCATCAACAAGCGCGGCTGGTGGTGGGACGGACTGGCATGGCAGCTTGCCTGGGGCGATATCACTGGCACCTACATGCCCACCACGGGCGGAACGTTCACGGGGTACATCAATGTGCCGGCCGGCGCGTCCGGCAACCAGGCACCGAGAGCCAGTGAAGTGTTTTTGAAGGCTCCGGCAACTTACGACAAGACCCAGCTGATGGGCAACCTGCAAGTTGGCTTCGCCCTGCTTACGACCGCTACAGGTCGGGGTGGAGATTGGCCCGCAGAGACGTATGACGCAAGCACCCAAGCATGGCTTGTTGAGACTACGGGCACAGTAGGTCGGGCCAAGCAGGTTGCTACCCAGATTTTTGTCTCGGATGGGCAGCGCATTCAGGGGAGCACCTGGCAGCGGGTATTGCACGATACATCCTGGCAGGCCTGGGACCGAGTGATCACAGGTCGGACAGCGATGGATCAGCAAGTCACAGTTAATGTTCCTGCTGGAACTACGACATATAGCCTGGATTCCAGCCCTGGCGCATCTCACGTTGTCACGATAAATGGATCGTGCACATTTAACCTTCCTGCTGGAAGGCAGTATGGCGACCAGATAGTCCTTGATGTTGTAAGCCAGGGTGGCGTGCGATCAATTGGTTTCTCTTCAAATGTTCGATTGCCAATTGACGGCACTGGAGCCCTAATTCCGTTTCCAACGTATGTGGCAGGCAGTGTCATATCTTTCGTTTTTCGCTGCATCCTGGTAAATCGCTGGGAATGCTATTACGCAGGAGTGCATTAGGATGCTTTGCCACAATTTGCTTTCTGCGTGCGGCCAACGTCAGATCCTTGTGACAATAGCCGCAAGCGTGCGGGCTCCAAATATCGCCGCACTCGCTACAGCACAAGGTTGGAACGGATCTCAACTTATCCAAGTCACCATTAACTCAGGTGTGGACGTGGCTGCGCTAAGCATCAGCGGGATCGGTGCAAACCTGCTGCATATCGTCAACAACGGAAGGATCGGCGGGATTCGTGGGCTCGGCAATGGTGACACTGGAGGCACTGGCCTTTACACACGCACACCCATCCGAGTCACAAACAACGGCACCATTTTCGGGGCGGGCGGTGGCGGTGGCCGAGGGGAGGGCGCCGCATTTTCCAAGAACGGCGGGTACTATGAGGCAACGGGAGGCTATGGCGGATTTGGCGCTGGATTCCGAGACCAGGCGTCTCCTGTGGTTTTTGATGCTGCCGCTTTAGGCAGTCCAGGCATGAACATCCAATACGATGGCGCTATTGGCGGAGGGCAGGAAAGACCGTATGCAAATAGCACCAATGGTGGTTCAGGAGGCGCTATTGGTCAAAACGGTACTGCAGGCAATACAGGCGCGAGTTACGGCGGCAGTTACGACAGCGCAAGCACTATACCTGGGCAATCTGGCGGCCTTGCAGGCTACTACGTTGACGGCAATTCCTATATCACTTGGCTCGTAACTGGGACTCGGCTCGGCCGCGTTATTTGAGGACCAATATGTACATCAATATCGAAACCGGCGACTACCCTCTGAGCGTCGCCCAGATCCAGGAGTTGCACCCGCTCACGATGATGGCGCAGCACCTGGAATGCTATGCCCCAGTGGAGGCCACCGACACGCCGACTTACGACGCGGGCACGCACAAGCCTGTCGAAATCGATCCTGTGCAGATCGATGGCGTGTGGCGGCAGCAGTGGTCTGTTGCGCCTCTGTCAGCCGAGGAGCTTGCGGAGCTGCAGCGTCAGCGCGAAGAAGCTGCAGCCGCGCTGATCCCGAAGTCCTGCACGCGGCGCCAGGGGCAGCTTGCGCTCCTCGCTCATGGCGTGCTGGACGAAGCCGAAGCCGCCATCGCAGCGATCACGGACCCCGTGCAAAAGCGCGAGGCTCAGATCGAATACGAGGCGGACACATGGGAGCGCGCAAACCCTTTCCTCCAGCAGCTTTGGGCTCAGCTCGGCGGCACGCCGCAGTCGCTCGATGAGGCCTTCGCGCTCGCTGTGACGCTCTGACCAGTCCCACTCCACAACAGCCGCCTTCGGGCGGTTTTTTCATGCCAGAACGGAATGCCTGATGCGCATATTCATCACCCTCCTCATCAGTCTGCACCTGGTGGTGCCCATCGCCGTATGGGCGAAATCGACGGTCAAAACGCCCCTGAGCTACACGCTGCAGGAGTACGGTGAGCTCTGCGTGAGCGCGTTCGCCGGCCTTGTCGCGTTCTGGCTCTGCGAGTACTTCACCCTCAACCCGCTGTTGACGTCGGCGATTGTGGGCATGAGCGGCCACGCCGGGGCAAAGGGTCTGATCTGGGTTGAGTCCGCAGGCCAGAAGGTTCTGGAGAAGAAGTTGGGCATCGACAAGCCAAAGGAAGACCAATGACATTCGACCAAGCTTTTGACCGCCTTCTGGGTCACGAAGGCGGCTATTCCAACAATTCTGCGGACACCGGCGGGGAAACGATGTGGGGTGTCACGGCCCGTGTCGCGCGCGCCGACGGCTACCTGGGTGAGATGCGCGACCTGCCGCGCGACCGCGCGAAGAGCATCTATCGGCGCCTGTACTGGGACGCCGTGCGCGCTGATCAGCTGCCTGACTCGGTGCGCTTCGACGTCTTCGACGGCGCCGTCAACAGTGGGCCGGCGCAATCCATCAAGTGGCTGCAGCGCGCAGCGGGCTCAGCGGATGACGGCATTCTCGGCCCCAAGACCATTGCGGCTGCAGCAGCCGCAGGCCCGGCGCTGTCCGCCCGGTTCAACGGCCACCGCCTGAGCTTCATGGCTGACCTGCCGACCTGGGGCAGCTTCGGCAAAGGCTGGGCCCGTCGCATCGCAAAAAACCTTCTGGGGGCATCATGAAATCGACGCTGATGAAGTGGGCCGCGACGGCCCTTTTTGTTGCCTGGGAGGCTGGCTTGCGCGCCCGTGGCTGGGCTCGCCGGAAGGGTTGGTGGCCGCGATGATGAGCCCCACGCAGATCATCCTAGCCGTGCTGGCGGCCGGCAACCTGCTGCTGGGCTGGGCCTGGCTGTCCGCGCGGGACGATGCAGCCACGGCCGCCGCTGAGCTGGTGAGCATGACGGGGCAGCGCGACGGCGCGCTCAAGGGCGCGCAGGCCTGTAGCGACGCGACCGAGGCCCTGGGCACGGTGGCCGCGCAGCGTGCAGCCGATGCGGCGCCGGCCCGTGCTGCTGCTGCTGGCCAAGCCCAGGTACTCAACGCCCGCGCCGACTACACGCTGTCCCGTAAGCCCGCTGCCGGCGACAGCTGCACCGCGCTCCAGGTCCTGGGCGCAGACTGGCTCAAGGGGAGGGCCAAGCCATGATGCGCGCCGCCATCCTGCTGCTTGCTGCGCTGGCCCTGGCCGGCTGCGGCGCCGTGCCGCGCGTCGAAGTCCAGACTGTCAAGGTGCCCGTGCCCGTGGAGTGCCGCGAGCCTGTGCCCGACCGGCCCAGCATGCCCACGGAGGGCTTGGCAGACGATGCTGATCCCTTCGAGCTGCTGCGCGCTGCCCTGGCCGAGATCGACCGCCGGGAGGGCTACGAGTTGCGGCTGCTTACCGCGCTGATGGCGTGCACGCGGCCGGTCTGAGGTTGGAAAATAATTCCTTGCATTAGCTCCGGTGGAGCTATATGATTGCATCCATCAGCTCGGCAACCCGCCAGCGCTGTACCTCCCAGAAGATGCACATCATGACCTTCGCAGACCGAAAAGCCGCCCGAGTCGCTCAGCAGCAAGCCGAGCAGGGCAAGAATTTCAAGTTCCGGGTGCGCTGCAATTCCTACGCGCTGCCTGATTCGATGGAGCCGGTGCTGCCAGGTCTCTTTGCATCTCGGGCTCTGGCCGAGCAGTTCGCATTCGGCAAGATCCCGGGTGCACCGGTTGGCGACACGGGCGCCCTGCGCGCGATGAATGCGGCTCTGGCTGAACGCAGGTTGATCGAGTTGCCCTACGGTGCAACGTTCGTCATCGACCGCGTGGAGGCCTGATATGCAAGAGTTCCAATCCGGGCCGTTTGAATTCAGCCCTGTCGGCCGCACGCTTTCCGTCAACAGCCAGTCAAGCCAGCGCTGGGCAATGTCGTACGGGGCCAAGGTGTTGGCAGAGCACACATTGCCAACTGCGGCGAGCCGTGGCCAGGTCGCAGAAGCGTTTGGCGATGACCGACTTGTTTTTGTCAGATCCCAACAGGACGGCGAAAAGGCGGCACCGCCCGCATCCACTGGAGCCCATTTGGTGCGCCTGGTGTGCTCGGTTGATCGCGTGGGTGTGTTGGGCCGCGAGATCGGCCGCTTTTTTGCGCATGCACCTATCGAGGGGCTGTCGGCGGGCATGATTGATGACCGTTTCGCCACCTGGCTGGTCGCCGATGGACTGGGCGCATGCGTGCCAATGGATGTCGATCAGTTCGGCCGGCTGCAGCAGGCGCACGAAGCGATTGCGGCGGCTCTCGCAAGTCGCCCAGCTCGAGTTCCTGCCGACCCGCCGATGGCGTGGGTGTGTGGACTGCTACCTGATGAGGTTCTCGCGCTTGATGCCGCTCAGTGGCGCGCGCCCACGAGCTGGGAGCTACGGCACGTTGTTGGCGAGGGCAGCTTCACGGGTGTCTCAGGTGCCGGAGCCGCCGCCCTTGTCGGCGTTCAGCCCCAGGGGTTTCGCAAGTACACGGCGAGCGAGGGTGCATCGTCACGTCAGAGCATCAGCTTTGCGATGTGGCATCTGCTCTTGCATCGTCTGGGAGTTCAGCGGTTGCCGGAGGGCGTGTGATGGCCACACGGGAAATCAGCATCACAACGATGCGAGACGCCGAACTTGTGCGGCTCATCAATATCGCCAGCGCGGAGCTGGCCAGGCGGATGAGTGTTGCATTGCCAGCGTTGCCGCCTGAGCAGCCCGCGCAGCGGCAAACGGTTCCTGCCGAACTGCCGGCAACAGCCCCTGGCGAAGATGACAAGGCATTCTGCTTGCACATTGCCCAGCGCCTACGCGGCGGCGACTACATCAAAGCCGAGGAGCGCAGGCGTGTGGCCGGCATTGCTGAGGAGTTTCCCGGCTGGGTGCGCCGCCAGGGGCTGCCGCTTGACGCTGGCACCGGCTCATGGCGTAAGGCGGCAGAAAGAGGAATGATTGGGCAAGCGCGTGAACGTTGATAGAGTGCGTCTGCTGCAGAAAAAGCAGCTCAGCAAATACCGCAGTGCTGGTGTTTCTTATCTGCCGCGCAGGCAGCTTAGAAAATGATGTGTGTGGTCTACACATGTTCTGCCGCATAGGCAGCTCAGAAAAGTCAACTCTTCCCGTTGACCGGCAATTTCTGCTGAGCAAGCAGATTGTTCCCTGCCTGGTGGGTTTTAACCCTCTGGGCATCGCTCCATGGCCCAGTCCAGTGCCGCCTCGGCCGTGTCGTGCGGCCCGTCGAATGCCCTGATGCCGCGCTCATCGTCCCAGAGGGCGCCTGTCCAGCGGCGTGCAGCAGGAAAGGGCAGGCGGCCGTAGTCCACGACCACGGCATGCCAGCCAGACTCAGTGGGCTGGCCGGTCCAGATCATGGCCCGTGACCTGGTGCATAGCCGCCGCCGTGGCTGCGGCACATGGCTTCCATCAGCTCCTCCTCGGTATCTGGCACTATCCGCTCGATGCGAGTTTCGGGGAGCATGACGGCCTCCGGATGGCTTTTCCTGATGAACTCCTCAGTACAGTCAAAGCGCGTGGTGCGCCATCTGCCCATGTGGTTCTGGTATCGCCAAAGGTAGGTGATTTGGGTTTTCATACTGGTTATTTAACCAGTGTTTTTGTGGATTGCGTAAGTTAGCATCCACTTATGTGCAATCGATATAAGTCGCCCCGAGAAGATGAGATCGAACGCATGTGGCGGGTCGGTCGCCAGGATCCGAATCGTTGGTGGGACACCGAGGTGTTCCCGCGTGGCACGGGAGCGTTTGTGCGCCGCTCGCAGGACGACACCGGCTACAGCCGCGAGCTCGTGGCGGGCACCTGGGGGCTTATCCCCTGGTTCGCGAAAGAGCCACGCCTGAAATTTCCGACCAACAACGCGCGCAGCGAGGAGCTGGCAGCCAAGGCCAGCTACAAGCATCCCTGGGCGCGCGGGCAGCGCTGCATCATCCCCGCGACGACTTTCGATGAACCCAACTGGGAGAGCGGGAAAAACGTGTGGTGGAGGTTTGCGCGCGCCGACGGCGACCCGTGGGGCTTGGCGGGCTTGTGGAATGTGTGGACCGACCACGCGACGGGCCAGGTGTACGAGAGCTACACGATGCTGACCATCAACGCGGACGCGCACCCGCTGATGAGCCGCATGCACAAACCGGACCCCAAGCTGCCGGCAGACAAGCAGGACAAACGAAGCGTGATCCCCATCGAGCTGGCCGATGTGGACCAGTGGCTTGCGGGGACAGTGGCCGAGGCCTCGCAGCTGTTACGCGTGGCACCGGTCGAAGTGTTCAACGCCGGCCCTGTTGCCTGAGATTCGCGCGCCAGTCCCATGGCGCCACTGGATCGGTATCTGCCCACAACCCCACGCGCTTGGCCTTGGCCTCTGTCTCCGCGAATTCGTACTGCCCGCGCTCCTGGGCAGACTGCTCGCGGGAGTAGTAGCGATACCACCAGGCCATGCCCTGGGTGACAAGTGCGAGCCCTGCGTCGAGCGTGCGCGGTCCATCCGGCGCCGAGCCGGGAGCGACCCACACGGAGCAGACATGGCGCTTGTACCTGTCGATCTTGTTGCAGCGCAGCTCGGCTTCCTGGCGGTATGTGAGGTCGCTCAGGGCCTGCTTTGCGCGCGCACCGTAGGGCTGCCGGCTCTCCGGCGCATCGATCCCACCGATGCGGACCTTGACCTGCTGATATTCGCCGGGCGGGCCGCAGCGGGCAGTAAGGGTGTCGCCGTCCGAGACGCCGACCACGAGGCAGAGTAGGGTGGCTGCGAGCATGCCGCAGTGTAGCCAATGCCCCAACGCAAAAAAGCCCCCTCGGCGCCGTGATGGCAGCCGAGGGGGCTTTTGTCGTTTCTGGTGTCGATACTCCAATGGTGCTCCATTGCGTACGGGAGCGTCTGGAAGACCTAATTAAATCAATTACTTAGGGATTTGTAGAGCCAGTCCATCATGGGCGCA